TACGACTTCAAATTTTGAGTTCTTTCAGAACTTGGACTTCCCCTGTATTTACTCCCACGAGATCATTACGCGGGCTACTTGGGCCCTTGAGTTCCTACGGTTTCTGATTCTAGACGTCTTGAGAGTTTTAGCAATAGACCTCGACGGGCTAGTAGAAACCGGGTTGAACTGGATGGACAGACATTTTTGTCCAGTTCGTCCCGTTAGTGTATTGTGGCGGAGTTATTTCGGATACCAAATGACATGGTACGAAAAATTTTACGTGTGGCTTTTTCCTAATCGCTGCACACATTCATATACCGTGCTTGACTGGGGTATCCTCATCATTCCCTTTGTTCTTCTGCTGCTTTATCTATTTAGAGCAGTTGTACCTCACGCTCGTATGTATTTGAGATATGTTTTCTCAAAAGTTTTATACTGCACTGGTAAAGCGTTGCATATTAAATCTGACACAGTGGTTGATGCCATTAGAGCTATCCCGCTGCCTAAAGAAATTAATTTGCAACAGCATACACATGGTCAGTCGGCAGGTCAACGAACACGAGCAGTGACATGGATCGGCACTGTAGCCGAAGCCCTTGGCTTACCCGTATATAGCTATCAGCAATCCGCCGCTGATCAGCGACGGGGCCGGGCCGGACTACGAACTTATTATTGGGGTAAGGATTTGTCCGCTAAACCCACGTTTACATCCATATCAAACCATGTTGTTATGTTGATTGACGTGGATTATTATGTGGACATGAATTACTTGTTGTCACGGCAGGCGACTCCCGTGATGATTTATACATGTACCCCAACTGCCGCATCCCGTTCCACGGGAGAGTATGCTTACTATTTTCTCAGTGATGGGAAAATGGAGTATACTCTCTCGGGAGGAGCGAAGTACCAACACCACTTATGGGATTATGCCTCGGACACTATACTTGCTTATTCATTATTCCCCTGGCCGAGGTGTGTCTCATACCGGGTGGAAAGAAGATCTGTGGATGATGATCATTCAGTGTTAGCACTGATCCCTGTTGCACAGTGGGTCGGTCCGTCGGTATTTCTTGCCCGCCTTCTTTTGTTCGATCCGTTATTAAAACGGTTCAATCCAGTAGTTGGTGATTATGTTCGCCTCTACGTGCAAGATAAAAAGGAGGGCGTGCTAGCAGTCACAGGGAGAGTTTCAGAGTACATAAGCGCTTCTATCGGAGCAGCAAATGACAGTGGCATTCGTGAGGCGCGAGCCTCATCAAGCGTTCCATTAAACTTATATAAAGTACGTACCATTGCCAACTTCCCAAAAGGAGTTGAAGAAAACGCCGCCTCTTCACTGCTTGCGAATTTTCACAATCAGCAAGTTCAGTGGACACCGCCGCGGGTTTATCCTGTTAAACACTCCATTGTTACGTACCAATATTCTGCACCTAACTTCTCTGATGCTAAAGCGGGTATGGAACCATATATGTCCCAGATTTGTCCTGGGGCCTATGTGCCCATCCGCTCAATAGAGAATGAAGCAGAAGCAGTTGATGGACGCATTGAGAAGGTCAAGTCAAATGCTACTTTATCCGGTAAAGGTCTTAGCTATGCCAAGGAGTTCATCACACACTTGGCGGCGGGAAAGAAGCATACGCTAACATCTCAGACGTTCGATGAGGTATGGGAGAAGCAACCCCGTCCTACGCAGCGCCGCACTCTGTTAGACTCCCTGTGCTTTTGGAGATCACCCAAGAGAGTGGTTAGCTTTTTGAAAGCAGAGCCCTATCTTGGCCCAAAATCTCCAAGAGTAATATCTACGGTCGATCCTAAGTTCAAGGTAGAATATTCTAAAGATATGTATGCCCTAAGTGAACATGTGAAACAGTTTGACTGGTACGCATTTGGGAAAACTCCAAGAGAGGTGGCTCTTAGAGTCGCCGATATTTGCACCAAGGCAAGTAATGTCGTCATGAGCGATTTTAGTCGCTTTGACGGACACGTATCACCTGCATTACGTGCAATGGAGAATATGGTAATCATGAATTTATTCCGTAAGGACATTTGTGATGAAGTAGCCACTCGACATAATAAACAATTCAAGTCGCGAGGTTACACACCCGCAGGTGTCAAGTACGATACTGGTACGACCCGTTTATCTGGGTCGCCAGAGACGAGTGTCATGAATACCATATGTAGTGCCTACATAGCGTACACAGCTCTCCGTGAGGCAGAATTCACGGAGAATGAAGCGTGGGACAACCTTGGCATTTATGGTGGAGATGATGGGTTTACACCCAACATCACACCGCAAGTGTTCATCAAGGTTTCAAAATGGGTTGGCCAAGTTGCTAAATCCGAGGGAGTTACCCGCGGATCACTTGGCGTTACGTTTTTAGCACGCTTCTATGGGCCACATGTTTGGAATGGAGATCCTGACTCCATTTGTGACTTAGTGCGACAGATCACGAAGTTCCACCTTACTTGTCGATTGCCGAGCAACGTGTCACCTGTCGAGAAATTTCTAGAGAAAGCTCGTTCTTACTACCTCACTGACCAACATACACCTGTGATCGGAGAGTTCGTCTCACGTGCCATTGATTTGCATGGACAAATCCCGGAAGCAACAGAGTCTACTGCTCCCATGCGACGATGGCAGTCGGACGTATCCTTCGAGAATCAGTATCCTAACACGGGAAATGTTGTTCACTGGGCTGGTAAGTATGTGGAGGATCTGGTTGAGAGAACTCAAATGGACCTCGGCCTATTTCATGACCATATCAAGTCCTCACGGACTGTAGAACAGCTCATGCATGTGCCTGTGGTCGCACCACTGATGGAAGAGAAGCATCATGCGGTTTCAGTCAATGGTCAAATTCCAGATCCACCGCAGGTTGACGGCAGCAACAGTGAGACAGTCAAGCGACCCCGCCGAAGACGGCGGAAGAGGAAAAAGAAACAATGGGTGCCCACCGGGAATATGTCCCGATCCGCTACCGGTGGGCAGCCCATCCACTAACGGGGTAAGAGTAACTCTGGTACGGGTCGGCGGGGGCCCGTCAAGTTCAGTGGTTTTGACCATACTTATCCAGAGACTCGATAAATTGAATTTGTAAATGTTACCTAAGATGAAAATTGCAACTAAGCGACGTCGAAACCGACGTAAGAGGAATCCACTTGTTGCTAGGAAAGCTAACGCTCCTGCAGCATTTGGCCGTGAGTATAAGGCGGAGGATGCAACATTCCGCCGAACTGCGAAGGGCGTGATTATTACTAATAGGGAATCAATTGGTGTTGTGAGTGGCACCACGGGTAATGACTATGTCATATCCCAGTCCTATAGTATTAATCCTGGCCTTAGCGCTACTTTTCCATGGCTGAGTGCTATTGCTGGGCGTTATGAGCGCTACCTGTTTCGACGGCTGCAGTTCTCGTTCGTTCCATACGGAGGCACAAGTACTTATGGCTTCGTTGGACTCGCAGTTGATTATGATGCTTGTGACGCGGCACCCACTACGGATGCCCAAATCACATCCATGTCGGGTTTTGTAACCACACAAATCTGGCGCAGCATATCATACAACGCGGATCCTAAGCGAATGAACGCGGATTATGGCCGAAGATACGTTCGATTGGGACCAGTTACTACGGACCTCCGCACGAGTGATGTTGGTAGTCTACATGTGTCTACAGCCAATTGTCCCAATACTGGAGCGATTGGCCGTGTCTTTGTCTCATATGACATTGAGTTATTCATTCCCCAGTTGCCAACTGGTGAGGTTCAAGATTATATCTTTACGCTCAAGCGTACCTCTGACCAGACTTTAACAACTGGAGTTGAAGCGACCATTGCCTTTCAGACAGACATAGATGTTGGCACACTGTTTACGAACTCTAGCGGAGTGCTCACTTGCAAGATCCCCGGACGTTATCTGTTGTTCACTGAATTTGACGTCGACTGTGACGCAGCCAATGATACCAAGGTACAAGGCCGTGTCAATGTCGCCGGTACAGATTATTTTACTGAGAACACTGGTGGCGGTCTTAGCGATTCTGCTACAAATTGTGTCTTCTCGAAAGTGATTGACCTGTCGCTTGGTGACGTTATTACTCAATACGCCACCGCTACGGCAGTTTCGGGCACTCTCACTCTTATGGCGGTGACAGCCAGATCTATTTTCCGGCTTATGTCGTCATCTAAGACAACTCCTTAGTCCCGCAGGGAATTCCAC